TAGTGTTTATAACTACACACGTAGCGCACTTATCTATGGCATCCGCCTATACCGCGTGCCGGACAATATCGTGGGGTCACTTGGACTTGGAGCTGGCAAGCTACTATGGGATGGAGACGGAGACGATCTGTGGGGAGTGAACGTTCAGACTAACGGAAGCGGGGATTATGTAGTAAGATTCCAGGGGGATTCTTACTGGACAGTGCGGGCATATTCTGGTAGCGCAGTGGCGTCTATGATCACGGTGAAGCCAGTTGACTTGTCACAGTGGAGTACGCTGCACGTACTATGGGAACAGGCTGGCAGCACAAGTTCTAGCTGTGTATCGGCATTGTCTGTAGGTACTTTCGGTCATGGGTATAACAGCTGGACCGCGGCTACAACAAAGACTGGACAGTTCGCCGAAACGGAAAGCACGCTTGACATAAGCGGAATCACAGATTCACTACATATCGCGGTCTTCGCAAAGAACGCTCACAGTTCATTTTCATATGAGTGTAAACTCCGCGTCAAGCGCGTATGGCTAACATAAAGGAGATGACATATGAACCTAGACCCTGGAACTTTGGCAGCACTAATCGGCGTGATTGTGATTGCCGTCAAGCTCATTGACAAGATGTTCGACTTTATCGTGTCAAAGGCGAAGAAAGGCAATGGCCACAGTCATTCAGTAGAAGATGCACTGTGGAAAGCGGCAACCGCCATGGAATCAGTAACTGGCGAAGTGAAGCGTCTGATAGATGCACAGCGGGAATGCCAAAGCATCTCCAGGGAGGGATTGCGATCCCTGAACGCCAGGTTGGATCGTATAGAACATGAGTCGCGGATCAAAGAAGCGATCTAAGAAGAAGCCGTGGGTCAGGGACGTTGGCCGACAGGCTCCACAGACCGGATCGGGGTATCACCGTGACAGGCGCCAGCGGCGCCAGAAGAACCGTGAGTACTGGGAGATGGTAGAAGTCATGGAATGGGATTCCCCCGAACGCGGGTCTTGACAGGCGTGCTACAGCATGATACAATCCTCCTTGGCTAAGCCATATGTACTAGGAGGTGTACGATGCGCGGGAAAAAAGGTAGCAATCAGGAGGGCCAGCATACGCTGGGAAGCACTGCGGCGCCAGGACACGTCGCAGGTTCACGTTGCGCGGTATTGCGCAAGACCAGGAGGGATACAATGGACACGAAAAAGTGCGGTAGATGCGGAGCTGAACTCCCGATCACGATGTTCGGGAAGAACGCGGCGAAAGCAGACGGGTTGCAGTCATGGTGCAAAGCGTGCCGATCAGACTACTATCGCTACACAACGGGACAGTATGTAGATGCCGAAGACATGCGGACAGCCGATACGTTCACCGATACCACCGTTACGCTCACCGGTACCACCGATGCGATCAATGACATCATTGACAACTGGCAGTATCAGGTCAGTAACAACGCCATCTACAAAGCTGTGGAGGACACACAGCGCAAGATTGAGAAGCTGCAGCTTATGGCGACTGACAAGGCTTCCAACTCCGGCATCACGTTCGCTTATGGCATGATGTTCGGTGCTGTGTCGTTCCTTATCCTGGAATTCCTGATAAGGCTGGCGATCAGGTGATAGCGGCGGGGGGGGATCTCCCCCCCCATATTCCTGGCGCAGGGAGCGCCAGTTACACGGGACATTATACGGAGGGATAAAGTGATAGAACTTGAGAATGTACTACCGAAACTCACGGGACTGAAGGCTTCGGGTAGTGGCGGCTACATGGCATTCTGTCCGGCGCACGAAGACGATAGGCGGAGCCTGTCGGTCAACGTCGGAGAAGATGGCAAGGTTCTCCTATACTGTCATGCCGGGTGTTCTTTCACAGACATCATTAGGTCGCTAGGCATAGAATGGGAAGAACCGCAAGGGAAGACCCAGGGAAGGACCCCCGGTCAGGCATACCAGTACCTAGATGAGAACGGGGAACTTCTATATGAGGTTATCCGCTTTGTCCCCAAAGGCTTCGCGCAGCGGCGTCCTTATAACGGAACGTGGGCCTGGGGACTAACAGCTGGTACCTACCACCTGGACAATGGCGGCGTCTGGAGGAAGGGATCAAAGGCCAACGCGAAGACAGCCGACCTTCCTGATGTCAGGCGCGTCCTTTATCACCTACCTGAACTCCTTGCGCGTAAGAATGATGAAGTATACGTTGTAGAAGGGGAAAAGGACGCCGATAGGCTTATGTCCATGGGGTTACTGGCCACCACCAACCCAGGTGGGGCCGGTAAGTGGGAATCGGCGTTCACTGAATCCCTACGCGGTAGGGATGTCATTATCATTCCCGATAATGACAAGCCTGGCCAACAGCACGCCGAACTTGTAGCAAAGTCGCTGCACAGGATTGCCAGTAGCGTCAAGATCGTTCCACTGCCGGTCAAGGCAAAGGGGGATGTATCTGACTTCCTTGATTCCCACCCCCTAGAAGACCTGATCAAGATATGTTCTGAAGCTCCCTACTATTCCCCCGACTATCTACCCCCAACAGAAGCCGATCTTGCGCACGCCGAAGCGCTATCTACCCTGTTCTACGGGAAGCTGAAGTGGGGAGACTTCGCCGGGTCTTGGTACCTGTGGACAGGGAAGGTCTGGAAGCAGGTACCGGAGGATCGCATCACCGCCAGTGCCTGTAGGGAACTCCGCCAGTACTACGGTAACCTGATCGCTAATGCGAAAGATACAGATGAAGTGAATCGCCTGACAAAGCTGATCAAGGATACCCACTACCATAAGCGGATGGAATCAGCACTAGCCTACCTGCGCGGGTTCCCTGGCTTCTACGCCGACGCGGAGGACTTTGACGCTAACCCGTGGGTCCTGAATTGTCAGAACGGCATCCTTGATCTTCGCACCTTTGAGCTGAAGGATCACTACCCTAGCGCACTGTGCACAAAGATCACAAACGCTAAGTATGAGCCTGGAGCTACATCAGACTTCTGGAATGCGCACCTGGAATACTTCCTACCTGATCCCGACGTTCGGCGGCAAGTCCAGCGCGACCTTGGCATAGGCCTTGTAGGGGAAACACTGGAGGAGAACCTGGAGATATGGTACGGGACAGGATGCAATGGCAAGACGGTCACACAGTCCGCTATATCGTGGGCTGTCGGGGACTACGCCACCGAAGCCGCTCCTAATCTCCTAATCGCAAAGAAGCACGATTCCCACCCTGCCGAACTGGCCGATCTACGCGGTTCTAGGCTTGTTATGTGTTCGGAGGCACCAGTAACCGCAACGCTAGATGAGGCTAAGGTCAAGGACCTAACCGGAGGGGGGAGACAGAAGGCCCGCTTTATGCGACAGGACTTCTTCTCCTTCCAACGTACCTTCAGCATCATCTTGGCCTGCAATCATAAGCCTAGCATTCAGGGATCAGATCGCGGGATATGGCGAAGGGTGAGGGTGATTCCCTGGGATCGCAGCGCCGACGGGTGGGATAAGCGCAAGCCGCAAGCGGAGGTCATGGAACTCATGAGACAGGCCGCTCCAGCGATCCTAGCATGGCTTGTAGAAGGCCTGAAGGACTGGACACGCGACCCCCACTGGATCGCGGAACGGGTAACCGTAGCAACGGAGGCCTACCGCAAAGAACAGGATACGATTATGGAGTTTGTGAGTACATGCTGCGAACAGGGACCCAACCTACAAGTACCGTTCTCCAAGCTATATGCCGCATATGCCGACTATTGTGCAGCTAATGGGGAAGACGTACTTAGTAAGAAGTCGTTCGGGATGCGACTAAACGATCTTGGGTTTGACGCCATAAGGATCGGCAGCGGACGCGAAAAGGGTCGCCGCGGACTACGGCTTATCGGCGAACCGGCATCTGGTACCCCGGAGGTACCGCCATGGGTATACGAAGACGCTGAATCAGACAGCGATTCCCCATGGGGGGGATGCAAAGATGGCGTTCAGGACCGCAATGGCGCATATGATGGGAACCGGGATAAAGTAAGTCATTCAACCGGTAGCCAAGGTCACCCCGGCAGCGATCACGGTGGCGCGAACTCCAGACTGGGTCTGAATCTTGGCGACAGCCAAAGCGAAAAGGTCCTTCTAGACAATAACGTAGGATCTAACAAAGGGATTAGCGGGTTCCACACTGTATCCGATAGACCATGCGGACCGATCAGGACCGATTCTCCATATTCACCTTACGTAAAACAAAGCAGTAAGGAGGAATGGGAAGACCGATCCGTCCGCACCTGTGGAAAACTCACAAACGCAGACCAGAACGGCATCGTAGATGCGGACCGATTGTTACAGACCCCTGTTATCGGTCCTTCTGACACCCCCCCCATCCCCCCACCAACGTCCCCTGATTCCGGTTCTGAACAGGACAATCTCACACGTTGGCACTCAGTGAATGAGACTGCTAATTCTGGGGATAACTCATGGGGTGCTAACAGGAACCGGTGCGCATTGTGCGCTAACTTTGTCCCGTCCATTCAACGGGGGAGAAGTGGACATTGTCAAGTAGACGGTCGGGTGACGTTCGCGGACACAGGCGCGTGCGGGGACTTTGCGGGGGTGGCGTGATGGAGCGTCTACACTGGACCGAACGGAAAGCGTGGGCCGATCGCTTTGACGCCGATGTTAGGTCCATCCTACGGGACGTCTTTGGTGCCGAACCGGTCCCTGCCGACCGTGAAGCCGATGCCAAGGAGAACACAGACTATGTCGTAGGGGGACTAAGAATCTCCGTTCGGATACGGAGGGACAAGTATCGCAAGTACGAAGATGAAGTTACATTCCGCTGGAACGTCCCGTCTGGTAACACGCCGGAGATAGATAAGGCGCTAGCTGGGATGGGGGACTATATGCTATATGCCTTTGCGGACGCTACGGAAAGCAGGATAGCGAAGTGGACAATACTGGACCTATCTGTGCTACGGGAATGGGGATGCATTCCTACGTGCTGGAAGCGGAATCATGACGGGTCATCTGACTTTGTGATTGTCAAGATTGCGGACCTTCCCCCGGCTTTCGTCTACGCGGCGTCCAGTGGAGCCAAGGCGCCAGTCCGAACTCACCGGCTAGCGCCTACTAAGAACGTGTTCAGAAGCGAACTGGAGATGGACAAGACTATATGATGGCCAACGTATCTAACTTCTCATTGTCATCTCCTACAAGGCCACTAATGGCCACGCTAGTGACTTTGGGGTGGGGGGGAAGCATGACCCCCTTCTATCCCCCCATGGAAGGCAAAGGACCCCCACCGCGGTTGCCGCATCCCCGCTGTGTTAGCACTATAAGTTTTTATATCGCTAACATCGGAGTCCGTAGCGGAGGAAGGAGACAACGGCGTCGCGTTTGCAGGTTTTTCACCGGCTTTCGTCTACGCGACCGCGGGGTATGGGGGTATGCGTTGGCCGGTGGTATAACCGGGTAGGGGTTGACAATGCGATGGTATAGCGGTAAGATGCTGGAGATCCGTATGGGGGGGGATGGACAGTCCCGTGGGGCAGGACCCTCCGCTGCCTTTGATCCATGTCCCCCCATGCGGACAATTGGAGGGGACACAGTGGAATCGGATTGGACGCTAGGAGGTTATAGTGGCGGCATGGGATAGGATGGAAGGGGAAAGCCTGAAGCAATATGAGGCGTTCAGGGTATATCGTGACCTTGGCAGTAAGCGAAGCATTGCGGCCACGGCGCGGTTGCTTTCGTGTTCGCCATCGTTCCTGTCAAAGGCCAAGGCTCACTGGGACTGGGATTCCCGGTGCAAAGAATGGGATGCGCACCTAGCCGCCGTAGAAGATGAGGGTATAGTAGATGAGAAGCGCAGCATGGTGATGCGGCATATTGCGATGGCGCGTGCTATTCAGGACATCATATGGAAGTGGCTAGACGACACAGATGCGACAGAACTTACGCCACGGGACATTCAGGCGTTCCTGAAGCTTAGCGTAGATATAGAACGGATCTCCATCGGTGAACCCACCGAACATTCACAGCATGACATAGGGTGGGAGGATCTACTGGCGTCCTTGCGGGGAAGATGACAGATCCCAGGCTGGAGCTAATGGCCGCCATGCGGGACAACCCCAAGGGGTTCCTGGCGTTTGCGAAGGATCATATGGGGATAAGCCTATGGGAGGGACAGGAAAAGGTATACTACAGTGCCTTTGAGAACCCGGAGACCTACGTACTAAGCGGGAACGGGACTGGCAAGACCTACGTATCCGGTCTAATCGGGCTGGCGTTCCTGATCTGCAAACAGCCGTCAAAGGTAGTATTCCTGGCGACAAAGCTATCCCAAGCGAAAAGGCAAGCGTGGGCGGAGTTCCAGTCGCACTATAGGAAGCTACGGGACGTCCTGCTATCGGTCACACCGCCACTGGAGCTACCCACACCGCTAGCTGAATCGGTTACATTCCAGGAAGACTGGTTTGCTACCATATGGACTGGTGCGGCTAATGATCCTGAAGCATTCAGGGGGTTTCACGCTAAGAACCTGATCTTTATCGTAGATGAAGCCAGTGGAGTCGGAGATGACACCAGGGATTCCCTTGGTAAGTGTGTGACATCTGCAGACAATCATATCGTAGCCATGACAAACCCTTCAGCACCTATGGGATGGTTCTATGAGGGATACACCAAGCCGCTGTCCTGGCGCAAGACGATTCACCTATCCCCCCTGGAGACGCCGAACGTTGTACTAGGAGAAGAAGTCTACCCAGGGATGGCAACGCGGGGATGGGTTGAGCGGATCAAGGAAGAATTCGGGGAGGATTCATCTGTTTATCAGATGGCCGTCCTGGGTCAATACCCAACGGAGTCACAGAACTCCGTATTCCCGTTCAGGGCGATAACCGAAGCACCGGAAAAGGGGTTGGGGGGAATCCGTAGGATCGGGGTTGACGTAGCAAGGTACGGGGACGATAACACCGTTGCTACCCTATGGGATGGACTAACCGTCAAAGAAGTAAGGACATGGAAGAATGCTGACACGATGGAGACGTGCGGCAGGCTGGTGGGGTGGCTAAGGGAAAGCGGTGCCAGCATAATCGGAGTGGAGGAGACTGGTGGGTTGGGGGCGGGGGTACTTGACCGCCTGAAGGAACTGGGTATACCTGCTAGGGGATGGGTAAGCGGAGCTAAGGCCAGCGACCCGGTAAGGTTTGCCAACCTGAAGGCGGAGGTTACCTGGAAGTTGCGGGAAGACCTTATTCAGGGGAAGATCGGAATACCCAAAGATGCCAGGGAGCTACGGAACGACATGTTAGCAATGACCTACAAGTACGATGGCAGTAGCGGGCGGTTGCGGATAGTAGATCCCCCCAACAGTCCAGACTTCTTTGATTCAGCACTAGTGGGGTACTGGGTAGGCCTGAACGCTCCTACCGGCAAGGCGCAGGTTGGGGCTGGTACAATGACTGGGAAGCTATCGTGGTAAGTGACTTCAGGAAGTTCCTGGCTACGGATGGCGCAAAGTGGGCACGCTACAATCTCCCCCCCGACCTTGCGCGGATCTATCTGACAAGTGACAAGATAGTGCGGAGGGAATACGTAAGGTCCCTTCTACCGGAACTGAAGTATGCTGACATCCTTGTATCCTACGCACCAGTAGAAGAAGCACTGGACACCATCATGTCCGCCGGGGAGGGGTTTATAAAGCCGATCAACGGCAGGAACTCAATAGGATGCTTCCCCCTGAAGCGTGAAGGGGATAAACTTGTCGCACCGGTTATAGGGGGGAAGACAGTAGAAGAATGGGCCAGCTACCTGACAAACGCCATAGCCAAAGTTCGCGGCATAAAGCCGTTCTGGATTGTAGAAGAAGTACTTGACATAAAGGTAGAAGTCAAGGTCCATGTCTTCGCACCGCGTGCAGTCAACGCCATTCTCATACGTAGGGAGTGGGTAGAAGGGGGGCATCCGATCCGGCATGTCATTGAGATTGACAGGGACGGTAACGTCATAGATACCATATCCCCCAAGACAAGGTTCTCCCCCCACAACAGGGACCTAGTGGAGAACAGGTTGACAGTAGAAGACATTCCTGCTAACATAGGAGACTACATTGACCTAGCGGACAAGTTCGGCAGGCTAATCAGCTTCCCCTTTATCCGCCTGGACATGTACGATACGGACGATGGGATATACTACAGTGAGATGACAAGGCTGCCACTGATGTTCAGGTATATAAGAAGCGAAGTTACGGACATGTACCTATCGCAGTGGAAGGCAAGTGTGGAGTTCCTAAGGAGGGAAAGTGGCGTATGAGATCACAGTAAGGGGCCTAGTGCAGAACGTAGGCTACAGGAAGTGGGTACAACAGATCGGGGAAGAACTTGGTCTGAACGGTCTTGTGTGGAACGCTAATGATGGTACTGTCCGGCTAATCGTAGACGGTATAGATGAAGCAATGAACGTGTTCATTGATCAGCTACGTCGTGGTCCCGGCAAGGCGCGCGTGCAGTGTGTAGTAGCGAAGCAGGTGAATACTAGCGTATCCCAGGAAGGCATTGAGATCGTAGGACAAGTAAAGACGCCACGATTCATTGACGTCCTACGGATTCAACAGACACGGTGGGCCAAGGAGAACCTTCCCAGCGAAGTGGCGTGGCTATATAACAACACCGGTAACAAGATGGTGCTACGGGAACTTGTAGGCGGTCTAGGGGGGAAGATTGCTAAGCTTATCGTCCCGACCGCCATTCCCCTAGATGAAGCGTTCCAGGCGCTAGAAGATAACGGATCAGGCTTTATAAAGCCTAAGCGTGGCTACGGCGGACATGCTGCTATCGGCCTACGTCGCAATAAGAACGGGTTGTGGGAGAACGCGGCCACCGGCAAGGCGAAGGAACTTGATCACTGGCGGGAATGGCTTGTGAGTGAAAGCAATAGGAGCGGCTTGGGGGGTAAGTGGCTAGTAGAAGAACTGCTAGTAGGTAGAAGGGGAGGGCTACCAGATGACATAAAGTTCTACTGCTTCGCCGGTCAACCCAAGGCCATCAGCATCATGCGCAGGAAGTGGCACGATAGACTGGCACTGAATATGCAATGGTTCTACCCGAACTGGCAACCCATGGTTGCGCCTATAGCTAAGGGGGAGTCTATAGACCGTAGCATAAGGGCGCCTGAAGCTAACGTGATAGAAGACGCCGAAGCACAGATGCAGGTGCTGGCCAGTAAGATCCTATTGCCGTTTATCCGCATTGACCTTTATGACACACAAGACGGTATAATGGCAGGTGAGCTAACCCGTACCCCGGCATCGGCATACTCACTGTCGCCGAAGGCGAAGGAGGAGTGGGTATCGGCATGGCAGCTTGCGGCGGCGAACATGGCGACTAAGATAAAGAACGGTGAGATGGAAGACAGCATAGGGCTCCATAAGGAGATCGCAAAGCGGTGTGCTGAAAAGGGGCTGTGATGGCGGAGATCGGACAGACAGGTTCAGTCATAGTATCGGGCCGCATTGAGCGTCCGCAAAGCGTATCCGACGTGCTAGGGGAAGACTACCTTAGTGAGTTCACGGCGGATACTGTAGATAAGATGATCAGATCCGATGGTACTTGTAGCGCGATCTGGTATGCTATCACCCTCCCCCTACTGGCGGCGGAGTGGGATCTTGTCCCGGCATCAGACAAGCGGACAGACAGGCGGATAGCTGACTTTGTAGGGGAGAACCTGTGGCCTGACTTCCAAAGGACGCTAGAACAGGCGCTATCTTACCTACTGTACGGTCACTTTATCTTTGAGGTCGTATACGGGCATTCAGATGGACAGATCGTGTGGGAGAAGCTATCCCCCCGTCTACCATGGACGATCGAACAGTGGAACGTAAGGAATGGTGAACTTGTGTCCATCGTACAATACGCAATGGACACTAATACGGGGCAATACAGGGAATTCACCATCCCAGCTGACCGCATATTGCGGTTCACCAACAGGCAGGTTGGGCTCAACTTTGCGGGGGTGTCCATCTTTCGTGCGGCATATAAGCACTGGAAGATCAAGGATGTCCTGTACAAGATTGACGCCATCCGCCATGAGCGGTACGGGGTAGGGGTACCTATCGTATCCCCACCGGAGGGGACATCTTCTGCAGACAGGGCTTCCCTGGAAGCAGCTGCCAGGACGTTGCAATCTAATGAGGCAAGCTACATCATGCTGCCAGCTGGGAGCGACCCGGATAAAGTAGTGAAGGTCCTTACCGGACAACAGGGGACTGGTACAAACGTCCTTGACAGCATCAGACATCATGACATGCTGATCTTGCGATCTGTGCTTACGGAGTCCCTTGCGTTGGGAGAAGCCAAGTTCGGTAGCAGGTCAGTATCGGCGGATCAGACGGGGCTGTTTATGCTATCGCTGCAGGGGATAGCGGATAACATCGGAGAAGTATTCACACACGGTCATGCTGGTGAGAATGGGGGAATATCGGATCTTGTGAGGTACAACTTTGGGAGCGGAGCTGGGGTACCGCGACTGCACTGTGCAAAGATCCCGGAGCGTAGCATAAGTGATATTATGTCTGGGATTGCGGAGCTGACAAAGGCTGGAGTTATCACACCGGACGTAGCGGTTGAGAATCAAGTAAGGGATCTTGTGGGCCTGCCGCAAGTAGCTGTAGAAGGAGCGTGATTATGCCTTGGAGCACAAAGAACAAGCCTGATGCGTTCAAAAACCTGACTGGAGAAGACCTGGAGAAGGCACTGAAGGTAGCTAACGCTGTCCTTGCGGACTGCCAAGCGAAGGGGGGAGAAGACTGTGAAGGGAAGGCGATCCGCATAGCGCTGGCATCCCTGAAGGGGAGCGCCGTTGTCTTCGCCGAACCGATCTCCATGGCGCAGATAGTGGAGAACTTCAGGAAGAACGTGCGTGGCGTTGACATATCGGTTGACGTATCGCACCAGCCGGATACTGGAGCCGTGGGGTGGGTGCGGGACCTGAAGGTAGATAAGTCCAGCGCCGACCCGGCGAAGGTGGCCTTGTGGGCCAAAGTGGACTGGACGGAGGAAGGGAAGGAGCTTATATCTACGAAGAAGTACCGCTACCCTTCTGTGGAGATAGGTCCCTACGTAGATCCTGAAAGCGGCGTGGTAACTCCGAACGTCTTGTTCGCATTCACGCTTACTAACAGGCCGTTCCTGAAGGGACTACAAGCGATAGATGCGAACGCGGAGTGGGTTGAGATCCTACGCGAAGGGGACTTCACGTACCCTCCCACTGGGATCGTATCAATCACGGCCAGCGAACCTGGCATGGAGGTAAAGAACATGGACAAGAAGATGGAGAAGTTCCTTGCGGAGAACGGCATCACCGTTGCCGATGGGCAAGACATTGTAGAAGTACTGTGTCTGGCCTATAAGCAAAGGGATGCACAGGTGGTAGCACTTACCGAACAGAACAGTGCACTAACAAAGCAACTGGAAGCCAAGACACAGGAAGCGGACAAGGCTAGCAAGGAGCTTAGCGCGATCAAAGCCGAAGCTGCGAAGGAGAAGCGCGATGCACTTGTGAAAAAGTTCATTGCCGAAGGGAAGCTTATTCCTGCACAGGTCAACTTCTTTGTGGAGCTGTACGATCTGTCCCCGGAGAAGGCGGTCCGCTTTGTGGAGGAAGGAATCGCGCACCAGGTGTCTGGTGAGAAGGGCACCGTTAGCGCGGAGGTCCAGGGGGACCTGGAGGAACGTCGGGCCAAGGCTATTAGTGATGCTATCCGTGCCGGGACCGACCCTGTAGCCGCGTATCGCAATGCGATGCGCAACATTGCCTAGGAGGTAGAACATGGCATACGGAAAGTTTCCTATGGTGTTCACTAACACCTGGTACGTAGAAGACGATGAGACCGTAGTCCAGTATCGCGCGGTCAAATTGAACCCTACGGGGGACATTGAGCACACGATGTCTGGAGAAGGGCCGATCGGGATTGCGCAGGAAGGGGGGAAGGAACTGGCGGTTGTGAACGTTGTCATGGCGGGGATCACCCCGGCATGGGTCAATACGGATAACGGACAGATCCTTCCAGGTGAGTACCTTACCACAGATGATGGCGGCTTCCTGACGCTGGCGAAAGACGCGGACGCGAAGTTTGCCATCGCACTTGAGGGTGCGAAGGACGACTGTGTCATCTCCGTATTCATTGTACCGGCTGGCCGTATCGGAGCCGGGGACGAAGGGTAACAGGGGGTAAGAATGAATCCAACACGTGATATGGTGAAAGAAGATCGTGCACTGACGGGCATTAGTGTAGCCTATCGCAACCCGGAGTACGTGTGGGATCGTGTATTCCCGGTCGTTCAGACTAACGGCAGGGAATCCGACTTCTACTTTGTGTACGATCCGGGTAACTGGTTCCGCAATGAAGCGCGTGTAGTCGCACCAGGGGATACCACCCCTGTGGCCGGAATGATCCTGTCCAAGGAACCCTACGTTGCGGAGGAGTACGGCGTGAAGCAGCCGCTCCCGGAGCGTATCCTGAAGAATCAGGACCCCCCGCTTGACCTTATGGCGTCGGCGGCGGTCTACACGGCGGACAAGGTTCATCTTCGCCTGGAGACCAACCTGGCGAACATGATCTTTCGGACTGGCGTGTGGGCTAATGACATAGACATCACTGTGACTTCTACGCCGTGGGATGCC